CCGTAACCAGCTAAACCAAGACCTGCTAGTGAGGCAAGGTCTGATCCACCGCCGCCACCGCTAGTAGTGCCAATTTGACCTAAGTTAACACCACTAATACGACTAGCAAGACGATCAAGTGCTGTCTCTGGAGCTTGCTGTTCAAAGGCAAAACGCTCTCTCTGAGAATCAATAAGTGCTTGCTCATAGCCTTGTTGCTGTGCACCTACTGCTGATAGGGTCTGAGAAGGCGCTAGAAGCCCTCTCTGAGCCGTTGGGAGAGCAGACATTGCAGCTAGTTGGTTTCTTAGCATCGCTTGTGTAGCGGCTCCTGCGGTCGCCTCAGCAGCTTGTTGTTCTTGTAAGGCTTGACGACTACCACCAAATGCGCCCTGTCGGATAGCTTGACTGCCTATTCCAGGCAATATCTGACCTTGTAGTTTAGCTATAAACGGATCCATTACAGCTTGAGACTGAGCAGACATAGGATCAAGTGCCGCAGCAACTGATCTTGCTCCAGCCATGCCTAAACCAGCTTGAGGAGCCGCAGCACCTAATGCTGCTTGCTGTGCCGCAACAGTGTTCGGAGACTGAGCCGCAACCGTCTGACCCGGAAAATACTGCATTGGCCCTTGATCAAATGCGCCTTGTGATAGGCCAAATAAACGAGTTAATGCCCTTTCCTGAGCTGGAAATGGTCTAGTAGTTTGTGTTGTATCTGATGGTGCTGATCCGCCGCCCATTTTAAACCTCTTTTGTGTCTTCTATGTCAATGCTGAAGTCTCTCATGTCACATCTCCAACCGCTTCTTGTGTAAACCCTTTCTAATCCTTTATTAGGTGTTTTGGCCGATACTCGGTCACACCCCAATCTTTCTGCCTCTCTACGAATAAAATCAAAGTGATTCTTGATAATATTCAGATTCTTTCCCTTTCCATTTGCCCAGCAAGCCCACACTAGGAAGGATTGCTCTGCTGTTATAGGATGTACCTCGACAGTACAAACTGCAAATGCCTCACTGGTTGTATAGAGTATCGCCTGTCCGTTAACACAAGCTGCATATATATCTTCTGCTCTATACGTCAACCAAGGGTACTTGTGTATAATCTCCTCAACGCCGTACTTAACCCAAGTCCACTCTCTTCTAATATCCGATATGACTGGATCCATCTCCTCTCTCCTCTTAATTTAACCTATCTGATGCCAAGCTCCGTTGCTTGCATATCTGTAAAGACCTTCTGCTGTACTGCCAAATCCAGTAGAGCCAGATCCAGCGTTGTATGCAACAGTACCTACTTTAGGTTCTACAGGAGCAATTAGCAATGGTATAAAGAAATGAAACGTCTTCATGTCGTCTATTTTTTGCTGAAGATCCCTTAGCTCTTCCTCAAGCGCTACCCGGTCGTACTCTTCTGGCAGATTAGCCATCTATCTCTCACCCTCAAACCGACCTTGTATAACCATGTCAGTTAATTCCCAAGTATCACTAGATCCGCTGCTTTCTACTTTCAAGTGTATGTATCGCCCAGCAGTTCTTACAGGGAAGCTTTTAAATGTATCATCAACAACAAAGTTGTCGCTATAAGTAGGAGTCGCATCTATTGTGTTAGTAAAGCCAATACTAACAGTAGGAGAGCCTACACCTGTTTTACCTACACGCAATGCAGTAATCTCTTTGATTCTATCTGCATTATTTAAGTCATGCGCTTTTGTTACCGCCGATACCGCTGGGTCATCTAGTGTTGGAACCGTACCTTCAAAGTAGAACTTACTTGTATTCGTAGATAAAGGCTCGTTAAATACACCTCTTTCGTGATATGCAGATATGTTTGAATCCCGCATTCCCCACTGATTTGTTTTGTAGTTGTAGTAAATCTCTTTTGTGATCTTTGCTTCACCTAAAGGCACGCCCCAAACAACTTCATTTTCTTTTGAGTTATCAAAAGCAAACACTTGACCTAGCTCGGTAAATGATGCGTTTTCCCTAAAGAATCTATTCATTCCTGAGTCACGCCCAATCATCTTAGAAGATGCGCCATCAGTTACAAAGAATCCATCTCTTGATAAACCGTAGTTCATTCTTCCTACAGCAACAACAGAGTGTGGTGATACAGCGCCTACAACGCCATCTAACGCAGGTTTGTAACCAAATATATTAGGAAGACCAATGTATGAAACAACAAACATCTGGTTTTGTGTGTAAACCGCTAAGTTGTTTCCTAGCTGAGTTACGCATCGTATCTCACCAGTAGCTTCTCGTATTTGAAGATTACCTGCTGTATTAGTTGCGCTGCCATCCCAATCATCTAGGTCATCTGCACTACACCAAGAAAAAGTAGTAGGAAAATCTATACCGCCTTCTTGATAGTTAAACGCAAGCATATGCGGGCCTTGACGCTTAAATATTTTTACTTTGTCGTAGGATATGTCAGGCACTGTAACTTCAATTTTTCCTCCACTACCACTACTAGATACATTACCTAGGGTAATAACTTCGCCTGAAGCATAGGAGGAGCCAAAAACTGTTATCTCTACAGCTACTATTCCACCACCACTAACCTCTGTTACTGTGCAGGTCAAGCCAGACCCAGAGCCTGTTGTTGCGCTTTGATTTAACGTATCATTTACTGCATAACCAGATCCAGCAGTATGAATTGTTGCCCCGCTAACCTGGTCATCGTGAAATGTATTGAAGTTGACGTTGTTCTTTTTAATAACAGGCTTGTTACTTCCATTAGCGCCTACTACAAATGAACCAAAGGTTTCAAATGACCATTGTTCTGCTTCGTTAATACCTTCGTCCCAAACTGTTGCTCCAGAATCCCAAGTAGTTGAGCTGGAATCCCAGGTCGTTGCACCAGCGGTCTCTATTAGATTATACCCTGTGCCTACTGTGTCAACTGCTGTCGCTAACCCTTCTTTCGAAAGTCGATATGAAAATATCTTATCTAATGCGCCAATGTAGGCTACTTTGTCGTTAAACTCTGATGTGGTCGCTATGCCACGAATAGGCTTGGTAGTGGTATGAGAACCTGTGCTAAAGTCATGCTTCTGATCTCGGCCTGCTTTCCTACGCATACCAAACTCGGTGTATTGAACACCGTCTACAGTCTCCCAGAAAGGTATTCTGCGATCAAAAGCTTCAGGGTATACGCCAGTCTTTAATAGATCTGTCGCATCAAATTTAAAGCCGTTACTTTTATCAGTTTCAAATGGCATTAAGCTGTTCGCTTCCAAATGTAAGTAGTAATGTAAGGTTGCAAATTGTTATGCGGTGTTACTGTTTCGCCAGTAATGTTTCTGTTGTTGTCTGTAAACATATCTATAGTCATGTGGCCACCAGATCCAGATGTGATAGCTACAGCATCTGCTGATGCATTAAATGTCTTACCATGCGTTCCTTCATCTGTAATTCTAATTGACCTATATCCCCCTGCATTGTAATCGTAAACGTGATGGTTATGATTCATCTCTGCTTGTGAAAGCGTATGGTTAGAAGCACCGCCAGCCTCTAACGCAACATCCATTGCTGTGTTAACAACTTTACCAGAGCCTATTGTTACTGTAGCTCCTGAAGAAATGCTAGAGCTTGAGGCGTACTTAATTGTATTTGCTGTTACTTCTGTAACTGTGCCGCTAGTTACATTCGCCTGACTCGTAGTAAATCCAGAAGTTGTAATTGTGTCGCCTACCCCAAAAGGATGAAGCTGTCCTGACTCGCCCTCTGAAGCTGTAAAAGTAAGCTGTATAACATCGTTTGCTGAAGCAGTCGCTGCTGATGGCGTGTAGCCAGAATCAAAGCCAACGATAGTACGGCCTTTTGCATATCTTGACCACTGTACTGTGCTTGCCATACCGAGGGCAGTTGTTACTGCTGCTCCGTTACTAGAATCGCTATAGTTAGTAGTAGTTGTAAAGATAGAGCCGACAGGATATACGTTAGCGGCTATCTCCTCTTTTAAAGAAGTAATTAGTTGAGCGTATGGACTATTTAACCACACCCATTTTCCTGAAGATGTAGCGTCATATATTAAGTCTGCATATTGACCAGCTTTTAAATCTCCAATGGCAATGTCAGAGCCGTCTTGACGTACAACTTGTTTTGGGTTTGTATTATCTACGTTTAAGGTAACACTGGCCCCTGCTTGAGTATTAGTGTCGCCTATTTCTACAGTAATTCTTACGCCTTCTGCTAAAACAACATTGGTAGCAAAATCTGCTGTCATTGCATTAACTGTAGAAGTAACAACTCTATCTTTAGTCATTCTTTGCAATTCACTTATTTCAGTTTTTGCATGACCAAAGTTTACCCTAACGCTAGAGGTTGTAGCCGAGCCTGACGTTGGATTAGTTTCAATTATTTGGGAAGTCACACTAACGGCCCTCCGTATTGGGCAATAGAATCATCTTTTATTCTTCCTAAACCTAAAGTTTTGGTAGATTGCTTATTCAAGTCTTGTATTGCATCATCAAACTTTTCTCGATATAAAGCTACTCTATTATCATCTTTTAAATACATATAAGCGTACATTAATGAACCTAAAAGAAGAGGATTATATGCTGCAACAACTGTGGACCCTTGATAGTTTGTATTGTAAGAAGCGTCTTCGTCTTTGTATATAATTGTAAAACTATCGTTTTCAGATATTGCAGGAGCAATATATATATAATTACTGACTCCGGCAAAAGCGCAAGCCTCACCAGAGCTGTTTTCTGCAAGCAGTTTATATTCAGAAAAAGTTACAGGGTTTAATTTTCTTCCTTTAGAATCACTTATTGATACAATACCGTCAGCACCTGGAGGATAATAAAATCTTTGCTCTGCAACTTCAGTTACGCTAAAGTTAGTTCTTGTTTCAACTGACATTTGATTTCTTGTGTTTAGTTTTCTTTGCATCTCACCGTTTGCAAGAGTTAAAAAATCGCCTATTAAGAGATCACTTAAGTCTGGTCTATTTAACCAGTCTTTTATTGAGTTTGTTAGTTCTGTAACACTATTAAATATTGCCATTACAGCCTCGCTGTTGTGGTTTTCATATATGGGTAATGAGTTTCTATAATTTTAAAAACGTATTTCCAGTCTATAGTGTCGCCTAATATGTCCACACCATGTTCGTTTTTAAGTCTCATTACGTCAGTCATAGATAAGTCTAAAACTTGATGGTATTCTTTTTTTGGATCGTATTTAATCCAATCGCTTGTATCATTTCTTTTTCTTTTATTATCTGAAAGAAGTTTTGTAATATCTTCTTGCAAGTGTTGTATAATTCCTGAATCATCAATATAAGTATCTTCAAGAACCCCGTCATTAAACTCTCTTCCTACTCTACTCATATTTTTACCATTTTACCTTGTTAGCCCAGTACGCAGCAGACATCTTACCTTTAGCAATATTCTTTCCATGACGAGCCTTAAATGATTTAGCTCTTTTTGTCATTTTTTTATCGCCAGTCTTGCCTTGTTGACCAAATCGAATAGTCTTTATTTTATCGCCTTCTTTGGCTACAACAACGTGTGATTTAGTTGGATGATTAGGTGTTCTTTTTGGTTTGTTGTAACCAGAAACCCCGGCTCTTGCAAGTCTAGGGTCTGTTTTACGTTTTATCCTAACTTTAGCCATTACTTTTTCTTAGCTGTTTTCTTTGATTGCTTAAATGCTTTTGCAGTCGGTGCGCCTTTAGATCCAGGCTTTCTCATTTTTTCACCGCTACCTGCTTTAATTCTTTTGCGTTTGGCATGAATGTTTGCGTATAGGCCTTTTGGCATTACTTTTTACCTTTTTTAGTAGGCTTCTTTTTGTCTTTCTTTGGTGGACGACCCATTTTAGAGCCGTATGTACCTTTGCCTTTTGGCATATTAATCTCCTAGTTACAGGAAAAGGGAGCCGAAGCTCCCCGTCCTTTTAGGTTGCTATTAAGACACTTGGTAGTGTGCAGCGTTAGCATTACCAGCTTTAGCTTCAAGAGTGTAGTAGCACTCAAGCAACTTAGTTTCTGCTGATGTAATGGTAGCAATGTCAGTAGTATGAATTTTCTTACCACCGCCGAATGCCAAGCCCCAAGTAGACATATCTAACATATAAAGAGTGTTTTCTTTCATATGCTTGTTAGGGATAACAGCCATAGGGCCAAACTGTGATTGATAAACCGAAACTCGGTTAACAATTTCGCCTGTGCTGCTGTTAGTAGTTACATCTGTAGCCATACCTAAGCCTGGACCGCTAGAAGCAGTAGCTCGCAAAGAAGCAACAGCCGAAGCAGAACCCATAATTTTAACATTGTTAAAATCGCCAGAGTTGTTCCAAACAGAGTCAATTAAGCCACTAAGCTGTGCAGTGGTTAAGGTTCCAGGAGAGCCGGGAACAAGTTGAGTGCCAGCTCCGTCAGTGCCTGAGTTTGGAGTACCTGCAACTTGGTTGCCAGCAGCAGAAATCCAGTAAGGAACACCAGCAGATCGACCAGCAGTGCTGTTAGTTGGAGCAACTTTAATGTTGCGAGTTGAGCCTGTTGTGTAAACAGCCAAAGTTTGCTTTTCAATATCCATCTGAAGCTCTTTACCTAACTTCATTAACTGATAAGCCATTTCTTTGCCAGGTACACCAGCACGATCAAACATTTCAGCTTTGTTAGTAACAGTGACAACTTCTTGCGCGATTTGAACATAGTTGCCTAATCGAGTTCGAGTGTCGCCAGCAGTTGCTGAAATTGTTGTTGCTTCAATTTTTTCGTTATTACCCGCTGAATCTCGATAAGTGTC